ATGTTACAAAAAGTAGGGTTTCAACCAGGATTTAATAAACAAGTTACATCAACCGGAGGCGAAGGCCAATGGAAAGGTGGAGACAATGTTAGATTTAGATATGGTACACCTGAAAAAATAGGTGGTTGGGCTCAACTAGGATCTACTGATATTACAGGACGTAACACAGCTATTCATCATTTTGTAAATGCTTCAGGTATTAAGTATGCAGCATTAGGTACTAACAGAATTTTATATGTATACACTGGAGGTATTTTTTACGACATACATCCTATTAAATCTACAACATCTTTATCTAATTGTTTTACTACAACTAACGGATCAGCAATTGTTACAATAACTTTTGCATCAGCACATAATATAAATAAAGGAGACATTATATTACTTGATAATTTTCAAGGTATAACAGGCTCTAATTTTAATTCATCTAATTTTGACTTAAATAAGTTTCAAGTAATATCTGTACCTACAACTACTACATTAACTATTGATGTAGGTACAAATGAAACTGGATCAGGTGCTACAACAGCCGGTAGTGTAAGAGTACAACATTACTATCCCGTAGGTCCAGCTGTTGAAGTTGCAACAACGGGTTGGGGTTTAGGTCAGTGGGGTGGTACACAATCAGGGCAGTTTACATCTACACTTTCCTCAGGAATTAATTCATCAGTTACAAGTTTAACACTAGCAAGTTCAGCATCTTTTGGTTCATCAGGTACAGCGTTAGTAGGTAGTGAATTAATTACATTTACTTCTAATAGCAACAATGTTTTATCAGGTTTAACAAGAGGAGCTAAAGGAACGACAGCTGCATCACACTCTAGTGGCGCAACTGTAACAGATGCATCTAGTTTTTTTGCATGGAATGGATCCACTTCTGGAGACATTACAACAGATCCTGGTCTATGGTCTTTAGATAATTTTGGAAATTCAATAATAGCAACTATTTTTGGAGGTGAAACTTTTGAATGGAATTCAGATCCTACAAATGCTAATGATACAAGAGCAACATTACTTGCCAATGCTCCAACATCTTCTAGTTTTAGTTTAGTATCTACACCGGACAGGCACTTAATATTTTTTGGAACAGAAACAACTATTGGTACACCTAGTACAAGAGATGAAATGTTTATTAGATTTTCAGATCAAGAGAATATAGATACAACAACATCATATGCACCTAGTGCAACTAACACTGCGGGCACACAAAGACTAGCTGATGGATCAAGAATTGTTGGGTCTTTAAGGGGTAGGGATGCAATTTATGTTTGGACAGATACATCTTTATTTATCATGAGATTTGTTGGCGCACCTTTTACATTTTCATTTCAACAAGTAGGCACTAACTGTGGATTGATTGGTAAAAACGCAGCTGTTGAAGTTGATGGTGCTGCTTATTGGATGTCAGAAAATGGTTTTTTTAGATACACTGGTAAATTAGAATCACTACCTTGTTTAGTAGAAGATTTTGTTTACGACGATATTAATACAATCCCTAAACAACATATCAATGCAGGTTTAAATAACTTGTTTGGAGAGGTTACTTGGTTCTATCCTAACTCTGGATCAGGAACCGTGAACCGTGTAGTATGTTATAACTATCTCGACTCAACACCAGAAAGACCGGTGTGGACAACAGGAACATTAGCAAGAACTGCATGGCAAGATTCGGCAGTGTTTGGAAAACCACATGCAACAGAATATAGTCCTAGTGCTGCAGGAGCAACTACGAATAAAGATTATGTTTATGGAAATAGTGAAGGTATGAGTACTTACTTTGAACATGAAACTGGATTAGATCAAGTTAAAGAGGGATCAACAACAGCTATTTCATCTAACATTGAATCAGGAGATTTTGATATAGGATCAAATGGATTAGATGGAGATGGTGAATTTATTATGAAAATTAGAAGAGTGCTTCCTGATTTTTTATCACAAACAGGTAATAGTTTAGTGACATTAAATTTAAGAGACTATCCAAATGATTCTAATGTAAGTTCTTCTTTAGGACCCTTTACAGTTTCAAGTTCTACACAAAAAATAGATACACGTGCAAGAGCTAGATCTGTTGCTTTAAAAATATCTAACACAAGCACAGGACAGTTTTGGAAATTAGGTACATTTAGATTAGACATACAACCCGATGGTAGAAGATAATGGCTAGAATTGTACAATCATTGACACTACCTGCAAAAGATTATGATCAACAAACACAGTTGTCTTTTAACAGAGATATAGATAGTATAGTGCAAAAATTAAATACTACTTTTCAACAAGATTTAAAAGAAGAAGCAGAAGCGGAGGCTTATTACTTTGGCTAATACATTTACAAATAAAAAATTAGATTTAACTGCAACATCAGTTACAACTTTATATACAGTACCCTCAGCTACAACTTCTATAGTTAAATCTATATTAGTGTCTGAAGATTCAGGAAACGCTGATACAATAACTGTTACTATTACAGACGCTTCAGCAGCTATTTTTAGTTTATTTAAAACAAAAGCAATTGGTGCTAATGCAACAGTAGAACTGTTGACTGCTCCGTTAATAGTGCAAGAAGATGAGATAATAAAAGTGACGGCAGCTACAGCAAATAGGTTACATGTAGTGTTATCTGCCTTAGAAGTTAAGAAAAGAGTTGTTACAACATAACTTGATTTACCTGACAAAAACAGGTAATGTAAGAAACCACAGGTTAAATTCCTGCTTTTAAAACTAACTTAAAAAATTATATGAAAACAGGATTAGAATCACTAGATGTTGGAGCACCGGAAATTACCTATTCAGGTAATCAAGGACCTAAATCACCACAAGAAGATCAGCAAAAAATGCAAGAGTTTCAAATGGCTCAACTAGAAGAAGAGTACGATGCATATGTTGATGACATGATGGAGCAAGGAATAGAGCCAATGTCCATGCAACAATTTTTACAACAGATTGCAGCGGAAGCGCAAATGAGTTCTAATGAAGAAGGTGGTATGGGTGATATTCCAATGGAAATGAACGAAGGTATTGGAAGCATGATGCAAGGCCCACGGACCATGGCTGCTTATGGCGGTATCATGGGAGGAGATGGTAGACGTGCATATGTTGGTGGAAGTTATGGAGGAGGCTACGGTACAGGTGGAACAGGATCAGGTGGTTATCAAGGTGGAAGTGCAGCACCGGGTAGTGCTGAAGCAGGTACAGGCGGAGGCGGAAACCAATATGACGGAGGTGGTGGATATACTAGTCCCTCAAATCCCACTGGCACTGTTGATTATAAGAAAGCAAAAGAAGAAGCCGAAGCTAAAGTTAAAGCAGATAATGATAAAAGAAAAAAAGCAGCAGACCAAAAAGCTAAATTAAAAGAATTAATGGAACAACAAATTAAAGATGCTGAAGAAAAAGAAGCTGCAGAAACTAAACAAACTAGAAATTTTTTTCAAAGACTAGCTGACAAAAGTAAATTATCTTATTTACAAAAAGTTGAAAAAAGAATGATAGATGCTGATGAATCTTTAGAGGATTATGAAGATAGTGAACTTGCTGATGGTTTTGGTGGTAATTATGGAGAAATACAGGGAGCAATACAGTCAGCTAATGAAGGAACTTTATCACAAAGTGAATTTGAAAAATTTATGCCAGGTGGTATTTATTCTGATAAACCTGAACCTATATTACCGTTTGGTGGTGATGGCGGAGGCGGTCAAAAAACACAAACACAAACACCTGCAACACCACCACCCGGTGGTGGACTTCCAGATATTCCAATAGACTTTGTTGATGTAAGTGGTACTTCAAGTTACACTGATCCATCTTTTGCTAATCAGTATTTTTATGGTAAGCCGACAATTACATTAGCAGACGGTGGAATTGCTAACCTTAGACAAGGTGCAGCTTTTGGTGGTATAATGGGTGATGATGGTAGACGTGCTTATGGTCTAGGAAGTATTTTTAAAAAAATAACTAAACCATTTAAAAAAGCATTTAAAGGATTTAAAAAAATAGCTAAGAGTCCATTAGGTAGAATGGCGTTGATGTACTTTGGTGGAAACATGTTACAAGGAAATTTTTCAAGTATAGGAAATGCTTTTACAGGAGGTTTTAAAAATCCTCTTCAAGGAAATATTACTAATAGT